CGCCGTTGCACCGTTCAGCAAGCGAGGGATGAGCCCCTTGCTGTTCTCGAAGCTCTGTGCCGCAGCTTGCAGATCGCCGCCGAGCGAGAACGGCGTTGAAGCCGGCGCAGACGGAGCAGAAGCGTTTGGAGCCACGGCCGTTGACGAACCTTCATCGTCACCAGCACTCGCACCGGGCGTCACAGCTGCCCGAGGAGCCGCAGGAGCCGTAACCGGGCGAGATTGCGCCGGGGCGCCGGTTGCCGCAGGTGCATCGGCCGCGACCGGCCGTGGCTGAGGCAGCGGAACAGGCGCAGGCGTCGCGATCTGCGCCGGCGAGACCACGTTCGAGCCGGGACCTGCAAAGGAGAATGGCGCCGCACCTGCGCCGAACCCGGTTGCCGGCGCGGCAGCCGCGCCCGGCATCGCGACTGATGGCTTGTTGGGATCGCCGAACGGATCAATTTGCGGTGGAGTGATGCCCGCTGCGGCATACTGCGCCGCAAGTGCCTGCGGATCAGATTGGGGGCCGAGAAGGCCACCACCGTAGGCATAGGGAGAAGCCGCGGCCGAATTGCCGGTGAGGATATCGAGAAGTCCCATTCAATTAGCTCCCGAAGAGGAAGTTGCCCCACGAATTCAACCCGCTGCCGATCGTCGCGAATTGCTGTGCACCGCTCATCGTCTGGGTGCCTTGTGCCGTGCCGTTTTGCGTGCCGAACTGAGCAGCAACCGGCGAGATCGCGCCGAGCAGCGTCGTCAGCTGCGAGATTGGTAGGCCCGTGGCCTTCGACGCGGCTTCCAATTCCGCGTTGGCGCCGGTGTTCTGCGCAGTGACGCCGTTTCCAACCGCGGTGATGCCATTCTCGAAATTGGTGTTCGCGGTGTTCTGGTTGCCGTTGAGGATGCCGTAAGTGGAGTTTCCGGCGTTATACTCAGCATTCGCGGCGTTGATCGCGTTCGTGGTGTCGGTGTTGTACTGTTGCGCGATGATCGGCGCTTCCGCCTGCATGACGCCGCGCGCAACAGCCTGCGCATTACCAGGAGAGCCGTCGCGCCCCGCCGCGGCCCACTGCGAGTTGATGTTGCTCGACGTGTCCGCCGCAACAGTATCCAACTGTGACTGCAGCGCCGCGTTCTTGCCGATGTTGGCGCCGCTCGCGGTCTGCCCCACGATGCCGTTCTGAAAATTCGTCAGGTTGGACTTGATCGCGCCATCGTTCGCCGTCGCTCCGCCGCCGTTGAGCAGCCCGTAGGTGCCCGAAGCGATCGGCACCGAGTAATTCGGCTGGCTGGTTGCGTTGTTTTCGATCGTGTTGATCGCGTTCGATTGCCCTGAATTGAGCGTACCGGCGCTCCCGGCCAAGTTGCCCAAGCTGCCGAGGATGCCGTTCATGTAGCCGGCCGCCGGCTGATACGGCGTCAGCGTCGAGGAGCTGCTTTGCGACGAGGAGGAAGTACCGCCCATTAAAGGAGCCTTTCGAGGACAACGTTGGAGACGTGATAGCTTTTCAGCTTGCGTGCCCACCCTTTGCGACCGTAGAGCCTGATCTTCGTCGCGCCTTCCGACCTAGCCCATTCTTCGATTGCGGCGATGTGATCGAGCCACCGCGCCATATCCGCACCGCCGCACGCGGTGATGACGCAAACTTTGCTGCGGTTGGTGCGAACGATTTTTGCGACCGCCGCGGCGTCAATGCCTTCGCCTGGTGTTCTCGCCACAAACAGCGCCGCACCGGTCTGCAACACATCTCGATCGAGATCCGAGGTGTGGTTGAGATCGGTGCGCAGATACGCCTTGCGGAGCAGATCGGCGACCAGCGGCCACACCGTCGGGATGTTGCGCGGCGCCACGCGCGCCAGATCAGCCAAGGGCGACATAGAAAAACTCCCGATCGGTCTGCGCATTGTTGGCGTGCGTGACGGTGAAGGTCTGATTTCCGACGCTCGACACGTAGCAGCCGCCGGTCGCGAGCTCCGCCGCGGCGTGTGCAGTCCTGGGAAACAGGAAGATGGCCCGCTGCGGCGCAACGTTGTTGATGCCGAAGCTGTCGGCCGACGTGAACACGGTCGAGGCCGAGCCAGCCTTGAGCGTGATCGAGCCCGCAGCGTTGCTTTTTCCGTTCGCGAGCGCCTGAATTGCCAGGGCGAACTTTTTCAGGTCTTTCTCGTCGCTGCCAACGCTCATCGCTTCACCTTCGGATCAGCCTCGACGCCGCTTACATAGGTCCACGACGTGGCCGCAGGAATGCGCAGATGGAAGCGCGAATAACGGCTGTCGAACAACATGTTGCAAAGGCCGGTGACGGGATTGCGCGAGCTTTCCGCCGAATAGGTCGTGGTCTGGTCGAGGGTTTCGCGCCGGGATGCCGAGGCGTAGACCGCGGGCGCATCGCAGATCGCCCGCAAGCCCTTCTTGATCTTGACGCGCGAGATGTCCGAGCCCTGTTCCGCCGTCTCAAGCGTCGCCTCGAGGTTCGGTCCGCGGAAGAAGCCAAGCGAGTGCGTGGCGTCGAACGCGGCCATTTCCGGGACAACGGCGCTCCGAAAGTTGTCGAACGATTGCGTGATAGCGTCGAGGTTCGAGCCGAGCAGCGATGAGATCTGCTCAAGCGTGACGCCCGGCTGCGACATCGAAAACAGCAGCTCGCCGGAAAACTTCAGCGGCGTGAACTTGTCCAGCGTCGCATCATAGCAAAGCACCTTGTCGAATCGGCCGGCGACGCCATTCACCGACTTGTAAGCCCAGAACACGCGCGAGGAGCGCGGATCGGCGAACCCTTGGAACAGATCGGGCGCACCGCGGTCGAAATCCGCGAAAAAGGTCCGGTCGACGCGCTCGCGCCCAATCTGCGTCGGCGCGGCGCCAGGGTCGATCCGCTGGAAGCCTTTCAGCGAATAGAACATGATCGTGGAGCCTGAGCGGATCAGGCTGTAGGAGCCAAACAGGCCAAGGCCCTCCGCCAGCTTCTCGATCTGAAACACCCGCGCGTCGCCGGGCAAATACGTCATCGAGCGGATAATCGTGTCCTGCAGCACGATCCCGTTTTCGCCGCCGGCGATGCCGCGGACAAATCCGCCATCGGCAAGTGGTTGGATGTCGGACGAGTTGACGCCAGGCGTCCATGCAGTCGCGCTGTTGACGTCGTTCAAACCCGACCATTGAATATGATTCGGGTTGGTTTGCAGGCCGCCGAGGACAGCGAACTTGCCCACAATGTCGATATAGCGAGCCGGTGGCGGACCGCCGAGCAGATCGGAAAAAGCCGCATCCGTCGCGATGTTGAACACCTGGGGCACAACGTTGCCTTGAACGGCGATCACCAGGTTATTGAACTGCCGGAACTGCCACAGCTCACCGGTCGACACCGCGGCGTAAGCCGCGCCGCCCTTCGAGACGTTCGACCATCCGAACGTCGTGTTATTGAGGCGGTACAGGCCCGTCGATGACGCCGCGAACACCACCACGGTGCCGTCGGTCTTATAGGCCGCGATAGCGCCCATGCAGCGAAGGCCGAGAGATTGCGAGATCGCCGCGAGCGAATTGAACGGCCCGAACCCGTCAGCCCGCGGGATGACGTTGAGGATGCCGCGCTCGGTCCCCGCCTCATAATCCGAGATGTCGGGACGGTATTCGCCGAAGGGAATTGCCGGCATCAACAGGGCTCCGATGAGCGAATGCGACCCGTCGCCATGCGCGCCGAGGTCTCATAATCGAGGCCGGACTTGATGCCCTCGATTTGCATCTGCAAGCGCTGCACCAACGCGTCATCTTCGAGCAGTCCGCCCGTGTGCATGATGAGCTTGGCGTGCGCGCGGATCAGGTTTTCCGCCTCGTTGCACCACGCATTCGTGTCGCTGTCGTTCACCAGCGCCGACAAGCGATAGTGCATCAGCGGCCGCAGCGGATAGACCGCGTTCGGCGCCGGATACAGGATGAGTTGCCCGTCGATGTAGGTATAGGCCGAGGGCACGCCGTTGGCAGCCGGCCGCCCGGAAATCACCTCGAACTGATCCGGCTCGAACCAGCGCAGCGGGAAAACGCTGGTTGGCGTGCGGCGGATGAACAGATCATCAATCTTGATAATGTTCGGGATTTCGGGGAGATCGGTGCCGGTGTAGGGGGCTTGACCAACCACCGTGTTGAACGTCTTCGAGCGCGTCCAGTTGAACCAGAAGCGGGAGCGCTCATACTGCTTTATGGCGTCCTGAATTGCGCTTTTTACCTGCCTTCCGAGGTCGCTTCGGGTCAGATCGTCGGCAATCCCGTTTTGCAGGTCCAAATACGACGCCATAGTCAACCGCCTTGCGCTGAGAGATCGCGGGAGCGGGCGACGGCGCCGGTTCGTTGAGAACCAGCGCCGCGCCCTCGAAATGAAGCCAAAGCAGAGCTTCGACGCTCACCGGCTTACTGACCGATGTTCAGATCGTTATCGACGACGTACTCGATCACGATGTACGCCTTGCCCGCGGTCGCCGCGGCGCCGGTCTGGGTGAACTGCGCATAGATCGGCGTGTCCGCGGCCAGCGGACCAAGCATCGCGCCGGTCGGCAGGATGTTGAGCGTCTGGCCGGTCGCGGCTTCATTTTCGGCCGCGCCCGAAATCACGTCGGCAAACGCGCCGGCGGCCGAGCCGACCGTCAGCACGTTGGTCGTGGCGGCGTTGAACGCCGTCGCGATGTAGACGGTGGACCGCAGGATGATGGCGCCAGCGGGCAGCGTCTGCTTTTTGAGGCCGGCTGCAATGCCGGCATCGTTGTAGTTCACCAGAAAGCGGAGATAACCGACCTGCTGGGTCTTGTTCTTGCGTGCGGTGGACATCGAGAGATTGCCCTTTCGGAGCGTTGGCACGATGGCCGGCGGCATGAGCCGCCTGGATTGATCATGCGGAGGAGGGGAAAAGTCGGATCACACCAGCCGATTAGCTGGTGTGCGGCACTGCGTACGTGGTGACGGTGACGGTCGCGAAGTCGGCGTTGTTGTAGGTCGACTTCTTGATACCCCACACGGTCTGAGCAGAAACGCCGAGCTCTCGCTCGTAGTCGAACAGCTCCTCAACCCATTTGTAGTGCGAGCCCTTGGCGAACTCCTTGCCGAAACCCACGGAGCCGGCCTGCGCGCCGCACAGAACGGCGCGGCGGGTGTTGGTCTGCGCGGCGCCGGCATTGCTGATGCCGACCGGGAGCCGGTTCCACTTGTGCAGGATCACGTCGTTGTATTCGCCGAGCGCATCCGAATAGATCGGCGACTTGGAGCCAATGCCGCCGGCCAGGGCGGCCTTCTGAATGTCGAGCCACTGGCCGGCGTTGGTGTTGGTTCGCATGTCCGTCACTTGGTAGTCGTGCAGGAACATGACGAACTTCTTCCGGCCGCCGATCCTCAGCGGGCGGATCAGAGGCGACATGGTGTTGGCCTTTTCAACCGCAAAATCGATCATCTTGAGCGAGAAAATCGCGGTGTTGTCGCCGTTCACCGTGGCGTCGTCGGTCGCGCCATTCGGTCGCACGAAGTTGGTCGGCGCAGTGATCGCGTTGTTGCCGGCATACCGCATATCGGTCACCAGATTGTTGCCCGCCAAGTGGTTCGCCATGCAGGTGTCGAAGCGGTTGGCGTACCAGTCTTCGAGGCCGTCCTTGGCCTCGCTGCGCAGCTTGAACGGAACGCGCTGCGCGTCGATGGTGTTCTTGTTGCGGACGCGGACAGCGTGCGCGAGCTCGTCGATGGAAAGCGCGTCGTTGTAGGTGGTCAGATCCTCCTCGTTGCCTTCGAGGGTCTGGCCCGAGGTGGTGCCATCGCCCGAGAGCTGGACGCGCAGGCCGATGGTCACCTTGTCGCCGGACGCCTTCTCCAGATCGGTCTGGACCTGGATCATGTTGCTGGCGTCTTCGCCCATGAACTTCCCGAAGAAAGTCGTCTTGAGCGCTTCGACATTGAGTTTCTTGGCCCACAGCTTGTTGCTGAGGGGATCGTTCACGCCATAAGTCTTGACGGTCATCCGTCTATTCTCCGAATGCGGGTTGATTTCTGTGATGAGGTTTGCCGCGTGACGCTGCGGGCGAGCGCATCACCGAAATTCCGCCTTCGGAGAGGGCGGGCGCTTTGACGGGCGCCAAGCGAAACGCGGGATTGAGGCTCCCGCGAGGCCCTTACTCGACGCGCCTTGACGAGCGGCCTAACCGCCCATCAGCCTCCGGACCACGTCCGGGTTTTTATCGGCGTACTTCTCGAACTGAGCCGACGACATCGCGAGCAGCTTTTCGGCCGTCATCGCGTCACCATCAGCAGAACCGCCAGCGCCGTTGAGGCTCTTGTTGGCATTCTGGCCGCGCTCGATGGTGTCGAGCATGGTGGCTGCTTCGCTCTGTTCTACCTCGCTGCCAGGAGCCGGCGGCGCCGATTTCTTCTGATACCCCCGCTTTTTTGCAAGGTCATAGATGATTTCAGCCGGGCTCTTTTTGGCGTCGAACGCGCGCTGCGCGATTGCCATCTCGTCGGCGATCAGCGCGTCGTGAATGGCCTTGGCCGCGGCCTGCACGTCGGCAGGATCGGCATGGGCCGCTTGCAGCGCGCGCGGGTCGGCAAAGCCGATCGCAACCAGCTCGTCGGCGCGCAATGCCAGGAGATGGTTATAGGCGTCCCGATAGTCGGCGTTCTTCGCGGTGAACGCATCCGCGTCGGCCCGGTAGCTGTTGACGAACGTCGTCTGCCGCGCCTCCTCGGTGCGGGCAGCCGCTGCGTCCTCGTTGGCCTTTTCCAACCGTGCAATGCGCTCGCTGGCACTTTCGACCGCGCCGAAAATGTCATCCTGCGCCGACGGCGGAGCGGCCGGCTGTTCGGCTGCGGCTTCCGCAACGGGCTTTTTCAGCCCGAGCAGGACGGCGAGCTTGCCGTTGGTCTCCGCGAGCTGCGTCTTGAGGGTTTCAACCTCGGTGCCGAGCGCCTTGCGCTTGCCGCGCTCCTCCTGCAGGGCCGCGAGCGGCACATGCTGAGGAGCCTTGTTGCCCTTGTCCGCTGGCTGCTGCGCGCCAGGATCGGCCGAATTGTTGCCGCCGTCCGGGTTGCCGTTGCCGCCATTCTCGAGCGTGGCGCTCTCGTCGCCGGCGAGTTCGGAGCCGGTGTCCGCGGGAATTTCGCTTTCCCCGCCCTGGTCGAAAAATGCCGCTTCATCCGCGGAGAGCGAACCGTGGGTGTAGCCGATATTGAGCGCCGCAGCGCTGGTCTCAGTCGTCATGTCGTGCTTTCTGCCGGAACTGCCGGCGCAGATGCGCGGAACGCCGCGCGCGAAACCCAGCGGGCGCCGGGATTATTATTTGCGTCGTACGACGCAAAAGACCGAAACTGGATCAGGCCGCGAGGAGCAATATCGCCTCGATATCCCGTTGCCGTTTCTTTGCGGCCTGGGCTGCCTGCGCTTGGCCGTCCATGCGCTGTTGCAGTATGCCCGGCATATCGACCACCGGCGCCAGCGGCGCGCCCTGTGGGTTCGTCAGAGGCTCGAAGCGCGGAGCCGATCGCGTATCGATCGGCGGCGGAACTATCCGCTTGGTGATCGCGGCGAGCTGCTTCGCCTGCTCGACCTCCATTAGGAAGTGACCGACACCACCATGCGGGGGCTCGTAGCTGTAACCAGTCCAGGTCAGCGGCACGTCTGAGAACGCGATCGCGAAGCTGGCCGGTTGGACCACCTCGTTGGCTTGCTCGAGCGTCGGCTGACCGCTGACGACGTAAGCCGCTGCCGAGACCGTCTCGATGAGCTTGAAGGACACCGCGCTGGTCGATAGCCAGAAGGTGCCGACCGAAACAGCCTCAAGCTCCTGAAGCGTCACGCCCTGTGGCGCGACGACGAATGCTCCGGGACTGATATTGGCGGTGATGCCGGTGCTGACCCCGTTCGCGGTGACGGCGTAATTGGCCGTCGTGACGTTGAGGATCAGCTTCTTGCGGTCTGGCAACTGCCCGAGGGCGTGCCGTCCTATCGCGTCAAAGCCGAGTAACGACATCAGTAAAACTCGTCGATGATGATGATGCCGGCCGCGCCTGCGCCGCCATTACCGC